GCGCTGCGCGCAACCCCTTGAAATCCAAGGGCGCCGTAAGCTCTCCCACAGTGGGTACACAACCCACCTCCGTCCCTACTAATAGGGCCGGGTCCATCGGCGTTTGAGTGTGACGGCGCCGTACCGCGCGGTTCTGACCAAGTGCAACTTTGAGGAGGGGAGAGGCTCTAATCGAGCCGCTCTTCTCTCCAAAAGAAGTAACGCCTTAGTCAGGGCAGCATACCCTCTCAGTCTATCAGAATAATAGACTGGGGCAGCAACCCACGTCTTTACTTCAAAGACATGGTAACGATCACTCCACCGGTGGGCAGAGTAGCCGTGCTGAAAGGAATGCTTTCCTAATCCAGCGCACTGCGATCCCACAATGGGCAATGTGCCCAAAATTGTCTCACACACTTTTAACATGTGTGAGCTGGTCTTCCAATAACCCTTTTTATAAAGGAGGTTACTAGTTTCAACCCAGGAGATAAGTGCGTTGGATGACCGCCTGTTGCGAGGACGTAATCGCCTGACATAGGTCGGAGTGACCTCATATCCGGCATACGCGTCCATGCCACAAGACTCTCTGAACCTTCCGGTCCAGTAAGACTTGTCCATATTCACCTTGCAGTGGTATTTATGCAGGTGAACTGCAACAGCTTGTGCCTCGTTCGTGGGGACAACGAGATCGTCCCCATAAACAAACACGCGCCTTGACATCTTATAGATGTTAGGCAACGTCACAGCGAGGTTGTGCCTCCGTAACCGAGCCATTACACTAATAGTGTAAAAATACATGGCTTCAATCGGGAAACACAAAGCACTACCCATCGACGCAAATTTCTTCAAGTCAAGTATTTGACCATCTGGCATAAGCGCTCGCTTCGACCTGCATGCTGATATGGAATCCCGTAAATCAGGATGCCCATCAAACATGCTAATAGCTAGCTCGTATGGAATACGATCACTAGCCGACGAGAGATCCATTGTACTGAACCTCTTATCTTGGGAAGCGTTAATCGCGCATCTACGGTTTACAGACTGGTCTGCGAAATTTACATGACCAGCTGTCCACCGCGATGTCTCGAGAACTCTCACGAGTTCACGGGAGATGGCCTGTTGTGCATATTGCATACAAACAGGCTCTATCGCGATAATCCTGGGCCCTTTTAGAGTCTTCGGAACTGTTATAACCCTTACGGGTTGTTCACAGTTCTCCGGTACGATCGTTACATCCTCGAACTCCTTGGAACCATATACACTCTCAGAAGAGAATGCGTATGACAACAAGGGAAAGTATGGTTCGAGACGATCGTGCCACCGCTTTACAACATACTTTTTATTACCGAGTATGCGTTCCGCAGTTGCTCCTGGACCGTGCTTTGGTA